GTTGCCATCAGCTACCCCAGTGCCGTTCGATAGCCCGCTGCGCTTCAGCCATCAATGCCTGCGCCCGCTGCTTCACGACCTTCAGCCGCAGGATGCCGGAGTACCAGCCACGGGTGAGCTTGCCCCGCTTGGGCGCCGCCTTCCACCGGCTGCGCTTGCCGCGCCCGCCATAGTTCAGGATGATGGCGTGCTTCTCCGTGATGCTGATGAACGTACCGAACCGACCGCCGGTCCTGAAGCGGGACATGGAGGACGGTGTTACTTTTGGGAACCGCCGCGGGATTTGCGACTGTACGAAGCCGCCGAGATCGTCGAGGACATTACCCAGCGGCGCTTGGATAGCAGGCACGCTGAGTTTCCGCATGATGCGGTTCCAGTCCCTATCGTCTATCTTTACGCTTACGCGAACGGGCACGGTCTTTCATGTCCTCCGCGATGTTTTCCCGCACTAGGTCAACCATCGGTCCGGGCGGTACATCGCTCTGCTTCTGAGCGTTGTCTACCATGCTTTTGGTCTGCGCGTAGACCCGCAGCTCGATGATGCTCATTGCTAGCTCATATGGCTGTTGTAGAGCTTCCAGCGGCGTGCAATGGAATTCCTCACACACCCTCGATACGAACCACTCGTCCGGCGCCGAACCCCGCCCGTCAAGGGCGAGATGCAGCGCCCTTAGGCGTTTTTTGAAGCTGCCGCCGTCTCATTGCCGAACTGGTTAATAGCATTGATCACCTTCGCAGCGGAGCCGGTGTCCAGCTCGCCCAGCATCTCCCGCGTGAGCGGCTCCTTGTACGTCCAGCTCATGACGCACCGCTCTAAGAGGTCCAGCACGTCATCGCTGCCAGCGAATGCCTGGGAAATGCTCAGTCCGGCAGGGCGAATCTCGATGCTTTCGCCATCGTCCAATGCGACTGTCTGCCGCTTGTTATACATCAACATGGGATGCTCCCTGCTTACGTGGTTCCGTACGTCACAGCGCCGGTCGGAGCTAGCACGACTTCGTAGCCGGTCAGCTCGCCCAGCGACGGCATCCGATGATATTCCTTGATGATGACATCAACCTTGGGGTATTCGTTGGTGGTGCCAAGATCGAGCTTGATCACCCGCTCCGCGCCCAACGCTGCTAGTGCACCAAAAATAGCGTGAGGACCGGAAGCCGCTACATCGTCGTAGAAGCCGCTGATGGTGATGTCAGCCATCCGGTATATACCGACCTTGGACTGCTCCACCCAGGAATCACCGAAGGTGTGCGACTCTTGCAGTATCGCCTCGATGTTTATCCCGGGCGAGAAGCCCCGCACAAAGGGCGAGATGTTGTGGAACGCCCCCGTGCTCGACGCCGTGGTGACGTAGATCTCAATTTCCGTCCCGTTATGCACAGCCATGCTCTACCTCCTTAGTTCCGAACCAGCCCAACGAACAAATTGAGAGCGGCGATCGCGCCGGTAGCCGATGCCGTGGTAACGTCAATGGCGGTGTACCGCTCGATAGTGCCGGTGGTGGTCACCCGCTCCGCACCGGCGCCCGAAGCGGTCTTGGTGAACGTGAACAGCGTAGCATAGGTAATGTTGTCGCTGGAATGTAGCAGCCGAATGTTCGCCTCTCCCGCTGTGGCGTTATATTGCAGATACCCGGCACCGCCCGTCGAACTAACAGCGTTGTCAAGCGGCGTGCCGGTGCTGCGCCCGGTGGCCCCTGGCGCCTTGTAGCTGTAGACCGTACGTCCTTCCTCAACTTCACCACCGTTCTTGATCTCGGCGCGCACCTTGCTCAACCCGTCCAGCTCCAAGAGCCGTTCGTAGGTGTTCACCACAGCGCTCGTCCAGCCCACGAACCGGGCGCCGGTTGCCGTACCTTCAAGGCAGTAGGTCAGGATGTGCCCTGCCGTCGCACTGACCCCGCTGGACAGCCGAGAGTGGATACTGCCCACCGGACCCGATGCCGTGCCAGAGTCGTTGTAGAAGCCCTCCAGCGTCAGGTTTGCTTCCCGGACGCCGATGTATTTCTGCTCTACCCAGGAGTCGCCCAAGGTATGCGACTCCACCACCCGCACCGAGTGGTTATCCGTGAACTTGGTGAGCACATCGGTGCGAATATCCACACCGGCGTACAAAACAAAAGCAACGTCGCCGGAATTACGGATCGCCATCGGCTACCTCCTCAATCTTCCCTTTGGCGAGGAAGCCGCCGATGCTCTCGGCTGGTATGTCGCTCACGATCTCGCCAACAGCCACAAACTTATCATGGCGCTGCTCCATTGGCACCCGTTCGCCAGCCCGCAATCGCCGCAGGATGTTGCGATCGGTGGGATACCAGAGTTCTACAAGAGCGCGATAGCTTTTCATCTCACCTCTAGGTAGACCAGACGGTTAGCCGCACCGTAGCCCGTAGATACGCTAATGACCCACCAGGATCGGGCTCCTCGATGCCGTAGTCTGTCAGCCCCTGCACGAATACGGTGCTCACGACGCCGCCTAGCGTCCTATCGGCGGCAATGGCGCCGAACACGCCGCCCGTGCTGCTGGTGGCAAGGTATGGGTCCATGAAGGACTGCGCCTGTTCCAGCCCAGCGGCAGCGTTGGTGTAGAGCGTGCAGTCCAGATCGTATCGGGTCAGGTCGCCGCGCCCAAAAGTCTGTTCCGGTTCCGTGACCACCGGCGTGAGGATAGCGCATGGCAGGTTCAGTTGCGACGGGTGTTGCGCATAGATACGCAGCCCAGCGATGGTCGCAAGCCGGGTTTGAAGCGCAGTGCGGATAATGCCTGGGCTACTCATAGCGCCACGGGCATTCGGTATTGGTCCAGCATTCTCCGGGTAAAGGGGTGAAGCCCACCCGGCGCCGTCTGAATGCGCTGCGTGCCGAATGGCTCCGCTCCGGCATAGCCTAGGGGCGCATCCATTGCCCGGTAATCCTGCTCAGACTGAAACAGCGCGGCAGCCTCAAACGCCCCGAATTGGTACACCGCGATAGCGGCGTTGCTGGCATGGCTGGCTCCAGATGTACCGTTGACGCCGCGGATAACTGTGATCCCGGAGGTATGCGCACCGCTCGCCGTCCCTGGCGTAGCCAGCACGAACATCCGCTCGCTATCGATGATAATGGTATTGCCGGCTTCCAGCGCGGTAGCAGACACGACCGCAAAGGTAATGTCAGAGGCGTTCAGCGAGTTCGACGCGATGGCAGCTTTGCCGGTGGTCTCGTTGGTGTAGCCCCAGGTGCCTTTAATGCGAACGCCAGCGATCACGTCATCCGGCAACACAGCGGTGGCATGGGATCGCACCTCGAAACCCCAGTAAGGGCGCCCGTCCGCGGTGGCGTTCAGCGGCATGAGCGTAATGCCCGACGTGGGCACCGTGATCTCGTAGCTGCTGTTATCGTCCGCGTCTGCCAGCACCGTGTCGATGCTGCGCAGCGGGTAATCGAGGTTTAGGCAGTCGGATTCCAGCGCGGTGTAGTCACGCGTCGCGCAACTCGGGGCGATTCCGAAGCCCACATACGCATCGATCTGGCGACACACGCCCTCGATCACCGTCCCCAAAAGGGCATGACGGGCTGTGCTGGACGCGGGTATGTCCAGTGCCCGCTTCAGGTGGTCTCGTGTTACGTACCAGTTCAAGCGCTGTGGTCTCCTGCGCGCTCAGAACCCTAATCTCCGCCACGGAGGTAGAAGTCCAGAGCGAAGAACTTTTTGAGACTGGCGGCACCCGCCGACGTGATCTGCACCTTGATCGGCTCGGCGCCGATGGCGATATGCACCGGCCAGCCTACGACAGCACCGGCACCGGAAGCGGGACTGAACAATTCAGCGCTCACAGACTGCGCCTTGCCCCGCGGGAAGTAGGTCACGGTCTCGCCGGTGGTGCCCGTTGCCGTAGTACTCAACAGCACCGAGGACGAATCCGCTGCCGTGATAGTTAGGTGCGCACCCGTGGCTATACCCGATGCCGAGTTGCTGTTGCCGTTGCGGTAGGTGATATATTCCAGATACCCGCCGCCTTGCAGACGGTTGGTGTACCAAACCTGCGACGCGCCACCCGATACCGTGACGGTGGCATCAATCCGGTGGCGCTTTACAAACATGTCAGGCTCCTACGAGTTCCGGTTCTTTGGCAAGCTGCTTCTCAGCCTCTAGAAAGATTGAGAACATGGAATCCGAATGCTGCATGGTGTCCAGGTCGGTTTCGGGTCCGTCGGCGTCCAGACGGGCTTCCAGTTGCGCCACCGCTTCTGCCGGGTCCTGTCCCTTCATGGTCATGCTCATCCAGTAGGTTGTTTCCTTGATGCAGCCCAAGGTGCGCTCCAGATGGGCATTCAGCTCTACCACTTGCTGCTGGATATAGCGCATCCGCTGCTCCACCTTTTCGGCGTCCAACCCGGGCGGCATTAGCAACAGGATTTCTTTCAGTGCGTCGATAGCGCCGTGCGCTCGCATGAGCGAGGACGCGATGCCTTCCTGTTGCTTCTTAAGTGCCTTCGCCCGCGTCATCAGTTGCTCGTAGCTCATCTGCTCCCCCGCTATGCTCATGAACCCGCGCCCGTAGATGGTGCCAACCAACAGCGGGCAGTTGTCCGGGAGCACTACCCGAATGCCCCGCGCAGCCGCGATGCCCAGAAGGAACTCAACGGCGGGCTTTTGCCATGAGAATTCCCCGTCGGTCTGCAAATCAACACCGAACAACTGGATTTCCTCAAAGCCCTCATGTATCGCTAGGGCGATCTCCATTGCAATCGACGAGGTCAGGTACGGCGCTTTGGTCTGGCTTTTCAGCTCGCCACTGCTCGAGGTGCGAGCAATGAACGGGAACAGGTCGTTGGCTACCTCCAGCAGCGGGTATTCGATGCAGTTGGGGATGGTATCGAACCGCTGGTGCATGTACACCGGACCGGGAAACTCCTTCAGGAAGCGCCGGTGCCCACCAGGGCGCCGTACGTCCCAGTCCCAGATGTGCTGCCCGTGCAGCTCAAACCAGCGATCAGCCCGAACCATGAACATGTAGCCACGGTTCAGCCCCCAGACCTCCAGTTCCGGGTCGGCGTAGTTGACCCAGTTCCGGCTGGTGTCGCAGAAGCCGACAATCGCAACCTTTGTCTTGCCTTCAATCGGCATTCTCTGGCCCTCCTTGGCCTTCCTTGCTTACCTAGCTCGTAACCTTGGTATAGACAGCGCGCAGCCCATACAGGTCGATGGGACCCGACGCATGAGCACTGGACGGCGTGAGGACCACGGTGACAGGGACGTTCGTGATGATGTCCCCACTGGCAACGGTGATGCTCTGGAGCGTGGGCGAAGAAGTCAACTGCCCCCCACTGGCGCCAGCGTTGGCATCACCGACCCCGAAGAACACGGCGATGTTCAGCTTGTTTTCGGCATTGGCGCTACTGCCCTCACCGTAGACGCTAATCGTCATGCCCGGTGCGGTCGACACGTCCGGCGGCATAAAGGCGTTGAACTGCACCGGGTCGGCATTGCCAGCCCCCGATGCCCACCGGATGCGCCATGCTGGGTCAGTGCCAGCGTTGATGCGCCCGATACTGGGGTTGGTGCCGGAGGTCAGCGCATTCAGACTATCGGCGCTGGACACTTCCCACGCCTCGTTAAGCCCGAAATTGATCACGCCCTGCCGCAGCACCGCGGGCAGCCGCGCCGTCCCGGAACTCATGTCCAGCACGCCGTCGTTGTCCACCACCAGGGTGGTGCCGCGACCAACGTGCTGCGCGTAGTAGATGCCCGTCTGCGGGCTTGCGGAGGTTGCCATTGGTTCCTCCCTTAGGTGGCGGTGCCGTAGAAGCTGTTGCCGTTCGCGGTGCTAATGTTAGTGGTCGGCTGCACCCGTGCGTTGTACGCCCAGCTCATTAGCACGGCGTTCGCAGCGGCGCCCGTGGTGCAAAGCCGGAACTGCACGTACCGCGGCTGGGTGGCAGACGCCGCGGTGACGGGGCGGTGGACGCTTAGCCACACGCTCCCCAGCGCAGCGCTGGACTCTGCTGGCGTGGTCGCCAGCGACCCGGTGGCAGTGCCCACGTAGCACTTGATGGTTGACGCCGTGGAAGTGGCCTCAAAGTACCCCGCGGCGTAAAACGACTCAAAGCCGTTCCCATCCATGATCGGGCCGGAGACGGTACCCCCAGCGGTTCCGGTGGTGCCAGCCACCGCTCCGGCAAAGTGCGCAGCCTTCGCCCAGTCCATGATTGCCATAGCTCATACTCCTTTTCTTTCTGCCTTTAGCTGGCAGAATTTACATACGCCTGCACCGGATTGGTTCCGGCGTTGAACAGCGCGCCATCATGCCGGGAGAAGCCGAGGAAGGCGACCTGCCCGCTGGTGGCGTAGACCTCGTTCAGCCGCAGAATAGACAGCCCGCGCACGTCCCGGATGCGGTACTGGCGCAGGTCACCGAACAGGATGCTGGTGGCGCCCGCAGCCATCGACGCCATATCGGAGTTGACCACGTACTCATAGCCGTTGATGGTCGCCGGAGTAGTGCTGCTGTTGCCCACCATCCAGATGTAGCGCCCTTCGCCATCCTTGATGCGACGCAAGAACGACAGCGTGTTGTCGTTGAACATGTAGCGCCCGGATCGCACCCGAAAGCTTCTGTCAACTGAGTGCTCAAGGTTGATCAGGTCATCCCAGCTTACGCTGGTGGCCTGCCCGGTGGCGCCGGTCACACCAGTTCCGACATCACCCACGATGCCCCGAGGCTGGACGGGTCCGACGCCTGTGGTGAAGTGCGTATTCGTGATGCGCCCCAGCCGCTCCCCAAATGCGTCAGCGATCTCCGCCTCGATATCGAAGGCTGAGTCTTGCAGCAGTTCGATAGAGACGCGGATCACTTTGGTGGAGTATTTGAACGCCTTTAGCACCCGGAGCCCCACGGTGAAGTCCTGCTCCGTCGCCGTGGCGTGCTCGCCCAGCAGCTCGCCGGTATTGGACACGTCGTTGGAGGTGGGCAGCTCCAGGTCGGCGCCGGTGTCCGTTGTGAAGGTGCTGGCAGCCTCGCGCATCCCGCCGTAGAATTGCATGTTCCGCAGCACGCGATTCTCAAACTCGCTGGGCACCAGGTAGCCCGCAGCCGTGGGGTTCGACACCCCGATGGCACGGGCTTCTGCCAGCGTCAGGGAGAGGTCGGCGTTGCCGGTACCAGAGCGCAGCACGGAGCGTTCCTCCGGGCGCAAGCCGCCTTCGCCACCCAGCAGGTAGCTGATGATGGCAGTGCGATATTCCTCGCGCCCCCGGATCGCCCGCGGGCTCACCGGCAACGAGCGGGTGTCGGACTCGGTGCGCGACTGCTCCAGCTTTGGCATCGCTGCGAGCCGTTCTTCGCGCTCAACGGCACGGTCCAACTTACTGATGTCGGCTTCAGCTTCCTGCCAGGAGCGCTCATCTTCCGCCGACAGCGCGCCAGTTTCGTCCGCCCGCTCATGGATTTCCTTCATCCGCGACCACAGCGACGCACGCCGCTCACGCAGGTCCAGAAGGGTTATTGCCATAGCTACCTCCGTAATTCCAGCAGCCGCAATTCCCGTTCTCGCCGGGCGCGGGGGTCGTTGACGATAGCCGGGACTGCCGGCTGGTTGAGTGCAGCGAGCACTTCGGACAAATCACGCACCATGGTGGAACCCGCGGTGCCAGGATAAGCGGGGAAGACTACTAGGGACACGTCCCATAGCCGGACTTCCTGAAGGGTGCGGACGATAGAACCATCTGCGCCCTTGTCCCAGGAATCCTTGACCACCGAGAAGCCGAAGGAACCAGCGTTTATATCGCCGCGCCTCACTGTTTCAGCGATGTCCCGACCCCAGTTAGAGTCGGGCAGGGTAACTTCGGCATGGAGCCCGGTCGCATCAGCGCGGGCGGCGAGTGTACCAGAACGGATGCGCCCTAATGGAAGGTTGGAAGTGCTGTGGTTGAGGAGCGCTACAAAATCGTCCTCTTGCAAAGCACGGGTGAAAGCCCGACGGCTGATCCGTTCACGGAAGCCGCCCAGGTCTTCGGAGAGGGAATCGAACAGCGCCGGATACCAGGCGATACGGGTTGCCCCATCATCACTGATAGCACGCAGTTCAACGCTGCCGGTGCGTCGCTCCAACAAAAAACAGCCCTCCCGGAGCGCTTGGGCCATGTGCGCCGGAGGGCCGTCTACCTACCTACCGCCTACGCTAAACGATCTTTTCCGCCTTGTCAACAAGTACTCGCACGGAAACACCACGCGCCTTCATTGCCGATAACGTGAACTCCATGGCAGCAATGCCGGTAGTAGTGGTTTCAGCTACGATCTGGCTCCGGCAGTTTGGGCAGCTTTGCAGGCGTATCTTGCCCTCAAACTCGCCTAGATACCTGCCACAAGCTGGGCATCGTAACTCGCTCATAATTGCAGGTCGGCGCTCCCGGGTATCGGGTGTTCTACGGTAAGCACGTCAGCCTAAAACCGCGAGGTCGCGAAAGTAGCGGCTATTCATGATGCGGTTCCTCTATCAGCTGGTACCCGTCCGCTTCCCGCATCAAGCGCCGGTTCATCGCCTGGGCGTTGGCATTAGACGCAACGTTCGCCATCATCAGGGAAAGCGGCATACGGTTCACCGGCAGTATGATCTCGTCCATTTCCGGTTGTGGTAGCCGGTTCAGGTTCTCCCGCGCCCGTATCTCGTTCGGCGTCATCCACCACGCCCGGTCATAAGATTCGAACCGCTTGTCGATGGTGGTGCGCACGAGGGCGTTGCGCAGGAACTCGATGAAAAAGCCTGCAAGCTGCGACGGCATGAGCAGCGCAGCGTTGCAGACGGCTTCCCAGTTGGCGTATTCAGCGTCCAGCGTCTCAGATACGTAGGCTTCGGACTGCTCCGCGATGTTGGAAAACGTGGCGCGATCCATCTCACCGATCTTGTGCGGCGGGACATGAAAGATGCTGGCTATCTCGATACGGGTGAACTTGTTGGTTTCAAGGAACTGGGCGTCCTCGTTGTTCATCCCTACCTGGTGCCATTCGACGCCTTCCTCCAGCACAGCGACACGATGGGCGTTCGATAGCCCGCGATGGGCTTCTTCCCACGCCGTTTTCAGCCGCTTCTGCGCCTCACTGGTCAGCTTCGCCTTCAGGGACAGGTAGCCGGAGGGGTTCGCGTTATTCCCGTAGAACCGGGCTGTGTACTCTTTCTGCGCCATCGCCAGTCCCACAGTTTCGCGGTGTACCGTGATAGGCGACTTGCCCCAGATACCATCATCGGTGTAGCCCCGAATGTGGAATACCTGTTCCTGCCGGAGCTGTACCGTGCGACCATCGGACGTTTGATAGGGATACACCAGCGTCCCGCCCTCGGATTCCTGGGGGCGCCCCATGCGCGCCGGGTTCAGCACCCAGAGCGCCACGATAGCGCCGTTCCCGTCCCGCTCGATCTCCGCGAAGGCGTTGCCGCGCAAAAGTTTGTGGGCTTCCAACGCCTTACGGAAGTCGAACGCCGTCATGTACGGGTTTGGGCGTTCTTCCAGAAGATACTGGAGCGTACCGGGAAGCGCGGAAACAGCTTCACGGTCATCGCCCATGCGCCGGTAGAGATGCAGTGGTGTGCGCGCCACGTCGGATGAGATCAGATCGACGCAGTCCCATACCGCGGTGACGCCAAGCGCAGAGTCCGGCGAGACCGAAACCCCGGTAGCGGATGCGCTGCCGCCGTCCAGCCACGCAGCGACCGCGGAGCCCGTGAGCGGCTGCCCTTGCAGGCTCACAAAGCGCAACGCCTTCAATGCATCCAACAAAACGCCCATAGCTCTCCTAGCAGCGCTAGGGCCATAGGCGCTCAGGGCCTTTGTCGCCTAGTCTATCACAAACCAGCAAACGCCTTGAATACCCGCACCGCCATGCCAATCACCATCGCCGCTACCAAGACACCGGCAGCGTAGACGCCCAAAATGAGCAACAGGCGCAGGTCATTCACCGCCCAAACTCTAAATAAGCGATGTTGCCGATGCTCTTGCCGCCGCGCTGGTCGTAGCGCCCCAACAGCTTCCATCCGGTGTCGGTCATGAT